TACTAAATCATTAATTACTATAGGACCTGTGCCGTCTGCTAAATTTCCTGTACCACCGTTACTACCATCACCTTCTACTGAAACAATCTTAGACCAAATTGTGTCTCTTGCACCTGGATGACCACCTGTACCCGACATCAAAATTCCATTGTCCATAAAGTGGAATCCTTCTGGTGCTGTAAATTTAACTAATGCATTTGCAGTGATGTATCTCAAATTTGAATTTGTTTGAGTGCCTACACTCGCTGGTGATGTTCCATCTTTAAAATATCCTGTGCAATTATTTGTGCTTTGTGTACTTTTGTTCCAAGTTCTTCCAGTACCACCTGATTGTCTAGTGTAATTTTTATAATAGAATTGTCTGAAACTGTCATTTACAAATACTTTGCTTAATGTTGTGTTAATCATTTGTTGAACATCATCTCTGCTTGTAAATTGAAAGTCATACGTTTGATCTGTTTCGTCTCTGTACAAAATACCTTCATCTGAGAATATATCAGTTTGCGAATAAACACCTGTTGGATCAACAACATCTAAAAATCTTGAAATACCTGAACTTGTTCTCATTTGCGATTTAGATTTAGCAATAGATGGATTTTCAATCAATGGTGTAATTTGATAGTCTTCAGGTGTAATCATTCTATTGTTTGTGTAATAACTTTGTGGTGCCAAAGTTTTGATAGAGTTCAATGATTGTGAACTTTGTGCTTTGGTAATTGTATTTTGTAATGACGCACTTATTGTTAATGTGTTCACTTGTCCAGAACGACTCAAGTATTCTATGTCAACAGTTACGTTCGACATATCTGATGGTTGGATTTGATAAGTCAATCCGTTGCTTTGTCTAAACGCACAACTGAATGTTCCGGTTGGCATAGTGCCATACACACCATCTGAAAACACAAGATCAATTTGGTCATTAGTTTTTGTAACTACAGAAAATTGATTGTTAATATTATTTGCAAGTGAATTGTAAATTACATTGTTTCCTGTGATTGCAGGAACCTTGGTCCATCTTTCAGATAAAACTCCGTTTGCATCTGTTTTAAACAACCAAACATCAGAGTTGTTAATATTATTACTTGCAATAGTAACTTTTGTATTCGGTGCAGGCTGTGACACTGAAAAACTTTGATTGGATAAAGCACCTTGCACAAAATATAAAAAGTATCCTGTGTTTTGTGAACCAAAACCTTGCGAATCATTTCTATATAAGAACGAAAGTGCATTGCCTGGCACAGGTGCTTCTTCATATAAAAATTTTTCATTTAGAAAACTTATTGGAGCAATTTCAAAAGGCATATTGACTCCATTTACATTTCTTGTAAATTGATAAATTGGAGTGTCTAAATTAGTTCCGTTAAATCTATATTGTTGTGTTGGAATTCCACCTATTGTTTCACTTGCTTGTGGTTTGCCAACAAATTGCTCTTTAGGCAAACTTGCATTTAATACTGTTGAAAATTGTTCTTGCCAATTATCATTTGTTAAGTCATTCCATAGTATAGGAGTGTTTGCAAGATTTTGTCCATTTGCATCAAACACTGTTTCTGTTGTAGAAACAGATTCTATTTTCAAGTATCCTGACGATGCAATATTTCTTTTTGGTTGATATGATATAAGTCTTGCTAATCTTAATACTGATTCTTTACGTTCTGCAAGATCAATAAAATTTTCTCTGGCGTTCAAGTCAACTCTGTATGATATTGACTGTCCTACATATGCTATCAAATCAATTAGTGCTATGAATTCAGAAGAATCAATAAAATCATTGAATGATTCAGCATAATTGACTTGTAGGTAATCTATCAGTGTACGTCTGATTGTGTCAAAGTCATAGGATTTGAAGTTGGTTTGGCTGAATGTTCTATACAGTTTTTGCCAAACTGTTGTTGCTAAAAGTGTATTTTGTCTATTGTCTACAGCCATCGTTAATATTTATAGATAAAAAAAAGTACGCACTTAATTCTTTACTCAGATGTTGGTGTAATAGTGGATCCACCTGTGAGCAATCCTTGATTTTGATCGAACAATAAGTTCAATTTCTCAGAAATACCATAACCAATGTATATCAAACCCATCGTTACTTGGACGCCGTGTTCATACTCATTTACTTCAACTTGATCAATTGTTACACGTGGATCATAGTTTCCTACTGTTTCAACATCACTGATGATAGCATTTTTAGTGTCTGCGTCTAATGGATCAAATATGTACTGCCAAATATTCGTCCCAAAATCAGGATTTTCTAACTTTTCTCCCTTACGTATGTTAAAGTGATTGATTAAATCTTGTTTTACAAGCGATATGTCATACAACTTGGTTGAAGAAAATTCACCATTCTGCGTAGAAAATCCTTTGAAAATTTGACTTGATTTTGTATCGTTTGTAATTACTGCCATTTGTTGTATTTACTACCTATTATATCCTTGTTGCATTTTGAAGTGCTATTATGTTCCAGCCAGTGGATCCATAAAGCAAGTGGAAATTGTTATTGACACCAGTGAGTCTCACACTTGTATATCCAACAAGGTTGGTTGGAGTGACAGTTGCATTGCCACCGTGTGCCTTCATTATGATTATTTTTTGTTGTCCTTCTACACCATCTGCCAATGAATAGGATTCAACTCCAGCAGATGAAATAAATGAAACTGTTGTGCTTGTACTGAGTGCGCCTCCACCAGTAACACTTTCCACACTGTATATCATTGGACCAATACTTCCCGCAGTTTGAAAAGATAAAGTACCTGAACCATTTGTGGTTAATACTTTACCATTGGTTCCATCAGTAGAAGGAAATTGATACGTGCCATCGCCACCCAAGTGAGTAAAATTGCCGTCCAATTCGGAATAAGTCAATGCTGTTCCTTTGGTCGTACGTTTGATCAATGTCATGTCGTTTCTCCATCATTATTGTAATAGACTCCGGCATAGGCAGAAAAAGACGAGTCATCTGCATTGCCAGGATTGTTTTGCACATAATCTTGTTTCATATATTCAAATAATTCCTTTTCCTCGTCAGTGGGTGTTGCTGTAAACACGTAACACTGATTGATCAAGTTCTGCTTTGTAGTTGGATCAGATTCCGCGGCAATTTGTGGCAGTAAAGTCGCATAATTTGGATTAGTCATTTGCTATTACATCTCCCGATCCACTGGCCGCGGCATTGGGCACCCAAGAACCATGACCACCTGTTGCGTCACCTATCCTATGCACTCCTATACCTTCAGCAAACACATTGCTTGATCCTGCCGCCGCTGGATCACCACAGCCTGTTGTATCTCCGATCCTAACAACTTTGGCACCATTGATAAAAACCTTCGAGGCACCTGTTGCATAAGGAGTAGAGTGAAATGGGTTTGGCGTTGGCGAAGCGTGTCCAACGTGTGCGTCTAAACCTACTCTAACTATACCTGGCATTATGATATCTCTCTTTCGTCAAGTCTTTGCACATCAGTCATTGCTGGTGTTGACTTATCTCTACGTTTGTTTTCGTGTTCAGTGTAAGGTTCGTTTGTTGGAACTCTTTTCAATGATGATTCTTTTCCATTGATGCCATTAGTAGTATGTGTGGTAATTGCACTAACAACAGAAGCACCAACGTGACCTGATGCAACTTTGCCTGAAGTGTTCATATGTATTTCACTGCCTGTGTTTACTAAGAAGTTTGCACCTGCAAATACTTTGACATCAGCACCTACTTCTATGTTTCCGTTAGTGGTCGCATATAACTGAAAATTACTTCCTGCCTTTTGATTGATTGCACCTCCCGAAATTACATTTACATCAGCACTGGCATCAATGTGAATATTGCCTGTGCTTAAATTTTCTAAACTGTTTACTAAACCATCCGTGGCATTATTTTGTCCAGTTGCTTTTAGATTGATATTTCTTCCTGCTTCAAAATTCAAATCTCTTTCTGCTCTCAAATTGAAATCATTTTCTGTGTGAACACTTACCGAATCTTCTGAATAAATGTCTATTTTTCCATCTTTAGAAAATTCTATCCAGGATGTGCCGTCAGTGTTTGTTATGTAAACTAAACCTTCTGTGTTGTGCAACAATAATTGTGCACCACTTCTTGTTCTTAATCTGATCAATTCATCTTTAATAGGTTCTGTGATTGTTGTGTTTACTTTTCTTGCAGGCGTTCCATCATCCATTAC